GTAGAGCAGGAAGAGAAACAGATCCGGGAGAATCTGGGAGGGATCGTCCGGAATTTTGTCAAAACAGGGTGGCATCTGTCCCGGATAGACAGATCAGGAGCTTATAAGTTAAAGGGCTATCACTCTGTCACGGAATACGCCCGGGAAACCTTTGGCATGACACCGGACGGAGTAAGCCGGTTCATCCATGTGTACGAAAAATATTCCATTCAGGGAGACACTCCAGAACTCCGGGAAGAATACAGAGATTTTAATTTTTCCCAGCTTACGGAGATGCTGCAGCTTCCGGAGGAAGATTATGCCATGATTCGGCCGGAAACAAAGCGTGAGGATATCCGTGACCTGAAGAAATTCAATAAGCAATCTGAACACAACCCGAACAACCTTCTGAACTGGCAGCAGGAACCGGACGATATCATCCGGGAGGCGGTGAAAGACTTCTTTTTTTCCAGGAAAAAAGATCTGAACGGAATCTACGAACAATATGGCATTGGCCCATATCCGGAAGAAGATATAAAAAAGATGGCCAGATTCCTGTATCGCGAGAAGAAAAAGAAATTCCAGAATGACCGGGTATTCCTGATGCTGTATCCGGATCAGGTTTTCATCAAGAGTTCTGACGGAGAGCTGCATGATATCACCTGGACAGAATTTTTCCAGACTATGGGATCGATCTTTGATGGTTCTGCAGCTGGGAAAGACACTTGGGAAAATTATTTTAATCCGGATCCAGACGGAAAGTTCGAGGAACAAATCCCCGGCCAGGACAACATCATGAATCATCCGGAATATCTTCCAGGGAAACTCCATGGCCGGAAATTTGAGCACTGCATTTATCTTCCGGAAGAGGACTGTATTTCAGAAGACTGCGGATCCTGCGAAAAGAAGAAACTTCTGGATCGTCAGGAAGCAAAGGAGCAGTCAGAAGAGAAAACAAAAGAGCTAAAAAAGCCGGATCCGGAAGAAAAAGAATATCTTGACGCTGCAGCCAGACATTTGATTAAGTCATATCACATATGGATGAAGGAAGATTTTTCAAATAGAGTTCTGCGTGTGGATAAATCTCCGGGAGAATTAAAAAATAAGATTGGACAAGATCGTACAAGATGGTTTGCCACCGATAAAGGTACCGCTCATATCAATATGTTTGATGATTATGTCCAGCTCTGGGACGAAGACAGCAAATGCATAGGTGATTACGACTGGTTTTATCTTGCAGCGGCAATACAGAGTATGTGGAATGTTGTGTCGCTGGAGGCTGTAGAGGAGAAAAGAAAAAGGGATCTGGAAGCACAGAAGGAAGAAACGGAGGAACTTGCGCCGGCGCAAACAGAAACGATTCCTGAAGCAACTGCTGATGCAAAGGATATTAAAGCAGAAGAACTTTTTCTGGAAAACCTAAGTATCCAGATAAACACAGATGTCTGGCCGGAAGATCTATCCGATATCCCGATACCGTCTGAGTTATTTATCCGGGAATATCTGGAAGAGGAAGAAAAGACACTGAGAGATTACCTGGAATGTGATGGCCTTCCGGAGAGAATGGTTCTCCGGCAGCAGTTAAAGGTAGCCGGGCTCAGAATCCTCCGGAATCTGGTCAGAGACGTCCTGGAAACAGAAGAAGAGGAAATAACCCAGCCGGAGCTTCCTCGCCTGAAGAATAACGAGGAGCGGAAAGAATGGCTGCGGAATTACAGAACATGGCCGCTTCGCCATGTGGACGCCTACACAGGTGCAAAATACTACGAGTACCGTTTTGATAACGGCGCTGTTCTGGTAGCGGAAGAATGGAAAAGTCAGGGAGACAAATATATACCGGATCATGAAATAGTCTACCTGCACCTGATCGGAGGACCGGAAGCCCCAAGGGGACAATACGGAATCCGGAAATGGGAGACACATGACAGATTCAACCGTTTTCCGGACAGTGAGACTGCGATTGTGGAATTTTTGAAAGCAGTCCAGAAGTAACGGAAAGAGAGATGGAGGAACATAATGGGAAGAGCAGAATTAAGACGCCAGGCCAAGAGCCGGAAGAAGGAACAGGAAAAGATCAGCAAGGTATTAAAGAATGCGGGATTTCCGGAATTTCAGCTTCCTCCGGCGCCGTTAAAGACCACAAATCTTTCCACGCAGGAAGTGGCTAACATTACCGGTACTAAAATTGCCGTTCTGGAACAGTGGAGAAAGGAACAGACAGAAGAGATCAGAAAAGCCTGCATCATGGAAGCACAGGAAAAATTGGATCAGGCTGAAAATTTTATTACTCTCTGCAATATCATCACATCCTTAAAAGCATTGGAGGGATTCCGGTATGCCAAAGCGGCAGCAGGATATCTTCTGGAGCATTATTCTGAGAGCGTGGTAGCTTCAGAAAAGCAGAATATCCAGGAGACATACCGGGAGCTCAGTGACAAATGGGGGATTGAAATGGAATTTGAAGCCCCGGAATTAAACAAAGAAATGGGATTCGATGAAGTAGACTGGATGGAAAATTACATAGGGCTGCATATTCCCTATTCTGTTTACGAAAAGATCTGGAATGATTCCCGGAACATCCAGTCCGTATATACACAGCTTGCAGTGATCTGGGAGCTGTGCGAGGATTTCAGCTTCTCGAAGCACAAGAAAGGCGACGGAAGCATGTTGGACAAGTTTATGCATGGAACCAAGGAAAAATATGACCGGATCGATTCCATGAAGCACGGAGCCAAGGACACTATGAGGATGCTGAAAGAAAAATACGATATCGATATCGGATGGACGGAAAAGACCGAAGAAACCATAAGGAGATTTGATCTATGAATACCAGGCAGAAAAAGAAGCAGTTTAAGAAAATTCACGGGGAGAATCCTCCAAAAGGGATAGTACTCTGCGGGGAATGTCTTTGGTTCCAAACATCGAAGCCAATCTGGCGGCGGGAAACAGGGAATCTGAAAGTATTTATCGAGGCCATGACAGAGAGGAGAAAAAAATGCAGGAAGAGAAACTGGTAGAGCTTTTGGATGAGTTAATGAGTACGGCTTGCGATAACTGTAAAAAAATAGAGGGAGTATCCCAGGAGAAAGCGGATGAGATCTGTGCGGGATGCCTTGCAGGAGATCGCCTTTGCGCAATCCTGAATGAAAACAACCGATATTCCCAAATTGTACTCTGCAGTGAATGCGAATATTATCGCGAAGACAACGACTGCCAGGGAAATGAATTTGCTTGCTGTCGGTTAAACAATGGGCTTGATGAAAACATCAATCCGAATGACGGCTGCAGCAGAGGAAAAAGAAAAGGGTGCAACTAAAATCCAAATATATCACACAAATAAAGGGGCGGTCTTCCGCCCCGGAAAGGAGCTTATGGAACAGACGGGGTTGTTATTTCCGAAAACACCAACGAAAAAGAAGAGAAAACACCACAAACCAAGCATCTTGCAAGATAAGAATCATACCTGTTATCTCTGTATCTTACTGAATGGAGATCACCATAAACACAGAACCCTCCATGAGCATCATATTTTCGGAGGTCCGAACCGGATCCACTCAGAAGAGGAGGGGTTAAAAGTTTATCTTTGCCCGGAACACCACCTGACAGGACCGGCAGCAGTCCACAGATGCCAGGAGACCCAAAATATCCTGCATCAAATTGGCCAGCAGGAATTTGAACAAACCCACACCAGAGAAGAGTTTAGAAAAATATTCGGGAGGAGTTATTTATGAATGTAAAAATATGGCCCAGAAGCAAAAAAGAAACCGGAGGATACGCATGTATGCCTTTAAAGGGTAATATCCCACAGGGCAAGAAAGGATGGAAATTAACCACCTGCCCGGAATGCGGAGAAGCGTGCTGGGAAACACCACTCTTACAGAGTATTAAACAATCAGACAAAACATTAAAGGCACTGTGTACATTCTGTGCGCTGAAGAGAGGAGCGAACTGATGGAGATTAAATACGCAGATAACGTTACCCTTACGGTAGAGATCACAGATCAGATGGTAAAAGACTACAGAAAATGTGGAAAATTAGTAAACGAAAGTGATAGTGTCGCTCCTTGTGACAGCTGCTCAAACAACATTGATATCATGGACGTAGGCATTTGCGACATTCCGGAGGTCCGGGAAGAGTTGGAAAGGAGGATCAAGAATGAACAATAAAACCTGTGCAACCTGTATTGACAACGACAACGGTCTCTGCGACCGCAAGGGAATCCTGATCCACGAGGACGATTCCTGCGATCAGCATAAAGAGGACTGGAGACAGAGGATGCTGGAGAAGTTTGATAGGAGGGGATGAGATGTTTTTGTACAACAAGAAAAAAGGGTATATGGTAAATGTAGATATGATAAAAGACATATTCCTAGGACGGGAGTCAGGGACATTAGCTATAGGCTTTAAAAATGGAGCTGCGACAAAACTGATTGCATACAGTTCGGAGGTTGAAGCTTTGGAAGCTATTAATATGATCGCGGAACGTATGTCAACAAGTACAAGAGTGGTTATTTGCATACCGGATGAGGAAGAGGTAAGAGTTCACTTGAGAAACGGAAAACAAATCTACCACCATGCAACTGAAAAGAAAACCAAAGGACACGGAGGGTCATGAAACAAAAAAGTATAAAAAACATCCGAAAAGAATTTAAAGACAATGGAATATTTTATACACCAGAAAAATTGGCAGAAAAAATAAAATCATATGTAGATTTTGAACCAGAAACAGTATACGACCCAACGTGTGGGGTGGGAAACCTTTTAAAAGTATTTCACGAAAACGTGAAAAAATACGGTCAGGAGTTAGATGAAGAACAACTGGCATTGATTGACATCCCGAATTTTACAGGTGCAGCAGGCGATACACTCAAAGATGATAAATTCAAGGATATGAAATTTGACTGCATTGTCGCAAACCCTCCGTTTTCTGTAAAGTGGGATCCAGAGGAACTAAAGAACGATGGTCGTTTTTCTTGCTCCCCTGCGCTACCTCCACCGTCAAAGGCTGACTGGGCATTTATGCTTCACATTTTACATCACATGTCAGATAACGGTGTTGCTGTTGTTTTGGAATTTCCGGGCATTTTATACAGAGGGCAAAGAGAAGGAAAAATCAGAAAATGGTTTGTAGAGAACAATTACATAGACAGGGTGGTGAATATTCCGGGGAATACGTTTGAAGACACTTCGATTGCCACATGCATAGTCGTGTTGAGAAAAAATAAAATAACAACAGACGTCTTGTTTGAAGATGGGGAACGGGTGGAAGTAGTTTCTTATGAAGCGATAAAAGAGAATAGCTTTACC